GCTTTCACCTTTTCTAGCTGGTGAACCCTTTACCCCTTGCTGTCCAAATCGTATTATCTTTTCCTTGCCGCCTTCACATGCTTTTACAACGTGTGATTTAGTGGCATGATTTGGCGTGCGCTTGGGCGCATTACATTTCATTTTAGCTTTATTAATTTGTTCTGCCATATTTCCTCTTACAATTATCAGTAAGTTTATATTGCTAAACTACAAATTTTTTCATTATTGTGCAAGTCTTTATAAAATCATCATTTTTATTTTTGGAGCGCACAGGTCGGAGTCGCACCGCCCAGATTAAGTTGGTCACCTAATGCCTGCTCTTTTGCGCGCTTGGGATATGGTTTAGACATTGTTATAACTACATCTTTAATACTGTCAACTAATGGCATTAAATAGCAATGTTTACCTTTAGTGTAAAATACTTCTGCCTTAGGGTCTAAATGTTTACGGACGCTTTCTATATTCTGTTTTACACCTTTACTATGAACACTTTTAGGATGTGTTTTTTTACCATTGATAATAAAAGCACCCATAGTACCAGCGTTTTTTAAACCTGTATAAATCCAATTCGTAGCTTGATATATGCCTCCGTGATGTTCTTGGTCTGCATCTGCATAACTAACAATTAATTTTAATTTAGGATTGCTTTTCTTCAAGAATCTTATTGCTATTGCCATTATTTTAGACACTGGTGTTTTATGTGCTTTCAATGCAATTCTGACTAATTCACAACCTTCATCTGCATTTAGGCCATAAGGTTTTAACATATTATTATTAGCACCCCTACCGAACAATACAACACCTATAAATTTACCATCTTCCCAAGCACCTACTTTTACTAATTTGCCTACTGGTATAACAGCACTGTAATGCCAATTTACACAAGCAAATTTAGAAGCATCATAACTAGCCCAATCAATTTTAATTGTCGGCTTTTTTGTCAATTATACTTCTCTCATATCAAATTTTTGCGTGCAGTGTGGACAAGTTATCCATTTAGGGTCTAATTCATCTAGTTGCCCTTGTTCATCTTGACTTGCTGGTTCAAAATTTACTTCATCTAATATTAATTTTATTTCATCAACATCAAAGCCCAATACATCTAAATTATAATCCATATTAGATAATTCTTGCAACTCATCTTTTAATATACCCATATCCCAACCAGCATTTAATGCTAATTTATTATCTGCTATTACATATGCTTTACGCTGTTCTTCATTTAAATCATTTAATGTTATAGTTGGCACTTCATCTATATTTAATGATTTAGCCGCCATTAACCTACCATGGCCTGCTATAGTGATATTGTTTTCATCAATTAATATTGGGTTAGTAAAACCAAATTCTTTTATCGAAGATGCTATTTGTTTAATATGTATATTATCATGTGTTCTACTATTATTATTATATGGAATTAAATCTTCTGTCTTTTTATAATTTACAGATAAGGTCATTTTATTCCTTTATACCAAAGGAGATAAGTCTCCTATTTCTTCTTGCACATCTTCTAGCTTGCGTTCTGCATCTATAAGTCCGCCAGCTTTTAGCCTATCAAATATATCTTGACTGCTAACAATCTGTCTGTCAAGTAATGTTACTAAACTCATTATTGTTTGTGGGTCTACCATTTTATCGTAAAATTCTCTATTTATTGTAAATATGCATTCATCTGTTTCTACGCCCATAAATTCACCAACCCAATATATACAAGATTTTATAGCAGATGATAAATTTCCTACAATGTCACCGAGTACGCTATTTTCTGATGCAAAGCGTATTCTAGCGCCTTCAGCTGTTTCATTACCACCTCTATCAGTAATTATACGTGCGCCAATAGCTACCATTTGTTGCTCTTTAGCTTTCATAGCTTCCATAACAAGGTTATTAGGATTTGCTTGTAATAAATTAGCATTACCTGTATCACCTAAGACATGACCTGCCCTACTACCAATTTTTATACCAGTAGGATTATATTCATTCCATTGTTCTTGCGTTAAGCTATGTGTAATAAATAATGTTGGCTGACCTGTTATAAAACAGCTTTCTTCATAGTCAGCTGAGTTTCTATAATGCGCCATATTAACATCTGCTATGTCTGATAAAGGAGCATTATCTATTGTTGAGTCATTATTTTGACTGCCCACAAATGTAACTGGTATATAATCAAATACACTACCATCAGATTTACGTGGATAAAATTCATCTGTATGTGGTTCATTATCTCTATATATTTGCTGGCAATAACCTTCTTCTTTCAATCTTAGTACACGATATTGCATTTTACTTTCGTGGCTAAATTCATCACTATTTTCTAAATATGGTTCTTCTAATACAACTAAAGTCAACATATTACGTCCAGCTATTACATCTGTTTTCCAATTTATAACTGATTCAGCTTTATAAGGTATTATTGATGCTGTTAAATTTAATATGGAGACTTGCTCACTGGACAAACCTTCTTCTGTTTGTGGATAATCTACTAATAATAATGACCTTCCTGTTTCTAATAAGTTATTTAATTCATCTTTAGCTAATTGTTCTAATGATAAACCATCACCAGTAGCATCGTCTATCAAATAGTCCAAACCATCAGGTAATTCTATAATTGGTTGTTTTCTAAATGCGGCCCCAACTAGAGCATTTTTGGTTCTGCCTGTATAATTCGTAAAAACAGCTCTGTTTAAATATTGCTTGTATCGTATGCTATCAATTCCCATCGGGTTAGTTTCTGCATCAGGCACTGGTAAATATTGTGACTTTTTACTTTTTACAGATACTGAACCCTTACAAGCATCTCTTGTCTTAATCCATTCGTTTTTATATATATCATATGTAGGGTTGGTTGTATCAACTGGCATAACTTACCTCTTTTGTTTCAATTATATTACTCTTTTAATTTAATTTGTAAATGAGAAGTCTACTTTAGCTACTGGCCTAACAATAGGGAACTCATATGCTATAGGATATGTAGTTGCGTCGTTTTGATGGTCATTGCCACTTGTCTTATCAGGCTCACCATTTTTATATATTTGCTGTTCTAAACATTCTGCTGTTCTTGGACATTTATTAGTGTTAATTTTCACATAGCCTTGTTCAAATGCACGATTAGCTGACATAATCCTATCACGCACTCTAGGATTAGTTGGCTTTGCTCTTATTATAAATCCAGCCTGTTGTAATAAGCTTATATCACTAACGCTTGCGTTATTAGTGCTACGACCTCTGCCTGATGCGTCTGGATACATATATATTTTATGTTCATTATATTTTGATTTAATAATATCAATCATGTCTGGCGTATCATACATATCTACTAATTCATCTACAGCGTGCCAAATTTTATCCCTTATAACATATACAGTTGCCGCTTGCTTAGTTACGTTAAAGTCACAGCCAATATATAATGGCTCATTGTTAGTTATTATTTCATCTGACTGACATTTTTTTCTATTGTAACAATTATAAACTGTTCCACTTGTTAAGTTAACAAATTGCCCCTCTAAATATGCGGCTAATAGTTCTGGCGAATATGTTTCTCTTAATGTATTTATATAATCAACTGGCAAATGTTTTATATTACTTATAGTTGGCGCAGTAATTAATTCATAACTTATACTAGGTTTTTTCTTCCACCGTTCATATACAAAACCAAAACCTTCTGGCGTAGTTCCTACTGATACTGTATTTGAACCAACAGGTAATTTTTGGCGATTACGTGCTATAATCTGTTCCCAACATCGCTGAGCCTTTAATTTAGGCAGTGTATCTAGTTCATCTACGTAACTATGGCTCACTTCGTAACCAACTATACGCTCTGGTCGGTCTAATGTTCGAAATATAATACGCTTACCTAATAATTCAATATAATTAGCCTGAGCATTTAACTTGTAAGATATATTACAGCTATTTAACAATTCACGCCATCTTGGATAACATATATCACGTATTAGTCCATAAGTTGGCATATAAAAACCTTGGTCTTGACCATCTGTTATTAACATACGCAAGCATCTCAACATTAAAGCATGTGTTTTACCACTGCCAAATCCTCCAACGAATGCAGGAAATGTGCTATCTGACATTATAAATTGCTTTTGCGGTTTACTTGCTGTTGTTTCTAATATCATTCAGATAAGTCAATATCATCATCTACAATGCGAAAACCAGATAATTTAACATCAGCTTGCACTTGTTGTGGTGTATCCGATTGACCTAACCAATTTTGTCCTAGCCATTTTAATAAACTAGGATTGCCTTGCATCGCTACTTTATACTGTTGCCTTCTTAAACTGATTAAACCTACTGACCTTTTTTCACTAAAATAGTCCGTAAAACCTTTACCTGTTTCACGTTTTAAACCATTATTTAATGTATCATAATCCATACCCATAGCACCTGCTATTTCTGCACCAGTACATTGCAAAGCGCACAAATTATCTAACATTTTATAATCTATGACTTTATAAGGTCTGCCGTTACGCTTTGGCTGGTTTTTCGGATTTGGTTTTATCATCAATTATCGCTCTTTCATTTATAAACATTAGTGAAGTAATCGCATGACTTATATGACTATAACCTGTTTCATTATCATACCTTTCACCTCTCTGATGTGCATTTATATGTCTTAATGCGGCCGCTATATATCTACTTTTATATCCTTCAACATATAACCAATTATTATCATCATATTTTCTACTGCCTACAGCAAGTACATTACTAACCTCTAATAATGTGTTTGGTGGTAACAAGTCCATTCTAGCTTTACCGCTATCATATTTTCTGCCAACTTGTTTCATATAATTTCTTTCATTCTTTTATAATTGTTAATTCAAATCTGCAAGCATCAATCATATTAAGTGCTTGTGTATATGTACCACGCCAAGAATATACTTTCTGTATTGTTATTGTTTTACCTGACATATGTAAATAACCAGTAACGTGCTTCAATCTATAACCTTCACCAACTTTGGCATATTTACCTTCCGTTACTATATAATCATCACGCTTTATTCGTCTTTGTTTATCTCTTTCTTTAAATCTAGCTGGAGCATATTCTCTCATTTTAGCGAATGTCTTTTCGCTCATGTTTAATGTTTTATATATATCTTTTATATATGATTGTTGTTCCCATAATTTAACAGCTTTATTTATTTCTTTATTATCAGCATACCTTTTATAGCGTTGTTTTATATTCTTTTTTTTTACATCTTTTATTTTAACTTTTGTACGTCTTGGTAAATCGTTTCTATTTCTATGTGCATGTAATTGTAAACTTGCATAAGTTACACCAAGTCTTTCTGCTATATATATTGTCTGTAAATCTGTAGTCCACAACTCAACTGCAAGCTTGTGCTTACTAGCTGTCCATGTGCGCTTCTTAGGCATTACTTTTTATTAGGATATAGTAGCTCATCTAACAATGTATCTTCATTAGTTATGTATGCACTTATAGTTACATATGTTCTATCACCAGACGTAGTTGCGGCAGCTACCGAAAAACAACCAGATAAATAACTGCCATCATTTAACATTACCACTGCATCGCCTTTTGATATCTCT